ATAATCCTACCTCAGGCCCAATAGCGCCATTTGCAAATAATTGTCTAGCTTCAAAAAATTGTAATGGGAAAGATGAGTCAGTAAATCTTGCAGAGTCTAATGATAAGTTTGAAAGGCCATTAATTTCATTTGTATAAAGTCTTGTCCACCTCTTACCATTCTCACCTAACTGACCACCAAAGTTAGTTAATGGACTTATGCTACCACTTACATTTTGATCACCATAGAATGTATTGCTACCTGTTGTTGCAAAAAATGAATTACTTACATATTGAGATGCAGTAAATGCGTTTAATGAAGTTAAATCACTACCTCCACCGCCAAATGAAGATGTTGCTACTGTTGTTGTTCTACCACTTGCATTACCAACCCAAACATATCCGTTTTCTAAAGATGCAGTTAAACTACCTTCTATATTTACAGATGCAGATTCTGCACCCATTCTACTAATACTTAATACATTTGTTGTTGTGTTATAAAGTAAATCAACACCATTTGTAAAATCATCATCACTTATTTTTATTCCTCTTACAAACGATGATGTTCCGTAGAATGTTATATCTTTTGTTCCTGCAACACCTTCAATTACAATACTTCCAGAAGATTTAAAAGTTAAACCACCACTTGCACCACTTATACCAAATGATGCAGTTCCAAATTGTGGATTAGTTGGGTCAACAACTTCAAATTGTCCACCATTTTTAGATATAGTTTGATTACCGATAAATGCATTGCTACCTGTTGTTGCAAAACTACCTGTGTCAATACTTCCACCTCCACCAAATGATGAAGTAGGAACTAATGATGTTATTCCACTAGCATTACCAACCCATGCATATCCTTGTTGTAAAGATGCAGTTAAAGCACCATTTACAATCAACGGGCTATCTATTGTTGTTCTATTAAAGAAAGTATTTCCCCATACACCACCTTGATTTTCTATAAACCAAACTTGCTGTGCAAATGAACTACCTGTTACCTTAAAATCAAATCCTTGTTTGTTATCACTTTCACCTAATTGTAGATTAGCTGGTGTTGAGCCTGAGAAAAGCAATTCACCAATTATTGTTTGATCTCCAACAAAGGTATTAGAGCCAGTTGTTGCGAAACCTTGTATTTTATTATCAAAACTTGCACTATCAGTTGTATATGTGTCCTGATTTACAGTATTAACAATGGATGCTGAATTATAAGCCCTTAATATCTCTGGTGTAATTAACTGCGAGGTATTATTAGGGAATGATGTATTATTTAGTGCTTCAAGTTGTTGTTTAGTTAAGCCCATATTATATTTTTATTTATTATTTTCCTATTAAAAATCCTTCATTAAATCCTGATGAGAATGCTCCAAATTCTAGTTCTGTCTTAAATATCACACCAATACCCTGCTCCATCAATGCACCATTACAACAATCCCTACCATATCTATCCTCATTCAAACAAAGACAACCTCTACGATTATTCTTTGGAGAGGATAAACCTCTAGTAGCTCCGATATATATACCCGAAGCATTTTCTCTATTTACTGAATATCTTAAATTACCGTTGCGTGAATTACTCCATATTCCCATTTAGTGAGTGTTTTATAGTCTTTAACACCACCTTTTGGATATGTTGTTGGTTATTTTCCGCCTTTCATAATTTCTTTATGCAATAAACTTTCTAATAGGACTTTATCTGCTTTGTATGCTAAGAGTAATAAGCATTTTTCTAATGGTTGAGATACCACATCATCTATTTTATTCACATCACCACTTGCTAATTCTACAATGGTTGCATAAGCTCCCCACTTCTTACCAAAATTTGCTTGATGCTGTGAGGAATATCCTCCTCCGTCTTCGTCAAATAATTCAGGGTAGAACTCACTAAGTCCCTTGATAAATGAACAAAAAAAAAGAATGCTCCAAAATGTATATCCATAGTTAAAGGTAAGAATAGAGTATCATCTATCTCACCATCATAAGGTTTGATTGCGTATGTGTTTAAGAACTTCTTTTCAACAGGTCTGTATAATATGCTCATTATCTTTGCCCAATTCTTATCAATTGCTAACTCTGTAAACTTAGTGATATCACAATATGCTCCATAACTCATACGGGATAAGTTAGGTTCAAATCCATACTCTACTCCATCAATAAGGATTATCTTTTGTAGTGGTAATTGGTTATTGGACATAAATGAAAGCATGGTATCCTTTAACTCATTGTATGATTTGTTTGATATAGTTTTTAATTGTGCTGCATTAATACCGCAAAGATGATATAAGAGTAAAGCAGTTTGTGCTTCCTCATTATCCTCATAGTTATTTAATTCGCTTTGTAACTCTAAATACTTTTTAAGTGTGATATCTTTCCAACTGGTAGGAACATCAATGGTTATACTTTGTTTCATGCTTGGTATGTGTTGTTTGTAAATGCTTGTGATATGAAAAATAATTTCTGTTTTAGTTCTTTCACCTTTGCTTCTTCGTTTTTAAGTTTAGCATCAAAGGCAATCAGTTTAGCGTTTTGGTCTTCATTTATTTTTATTAGTTCTGAGCAAAGATTAAACATCTCATGTATTTGCTCTGTTGTAAACTCTTGTCCGTTTATTATCATGGTATTTCCGTTATTATTGTATCTAAATTCCTTCTTATTACTTTTAACCACTCATCTCTTTGGGTTATTTCCATTAACTCATCTCTCTTTACTTTATACACATCTTCTCTATTTTTCATGCTCCAACCTTTCCATTCCTCTCTGCCTTTATATCCTCTCATCCATCTTTGATATACTGTGTAACATTCTTTGCATAATCTATGACTACCTGCTCTTTGGACACTTTCGCCGAACTTCTCATTACAATTCTTACAATGTGTGGTGACTGGGTAAGTTGTTTTATCTCTTGCCATAACTCCTTATCTTACACTTATACTATATTTGCCTGCTTGTATCTTTTTAGCGTTTAATCTTTCCATCACAACATATCTAATTGCATCTATACTATGGTTAGAATAATCAACAGGTATGTTTTCAAAGTTTCCATTCTTATCAACCATCCACACATATTCACTAAACTCTTTAATTGTGTTTATAGACCCTTTAGTGACATTTAGGCGATACTGCTGCATTAAATCAATACCTAACCTCACACTATCTTTACCCTTCTTTACGGGTTTTATATTGAAGCCTGAACGATATATCTCCTCAATCAATCTGCCTTCAGAACTATCTCCCCATATTTCATTTCTTTCTATCTGGAATCTTTTTAGCTCATCTATAATATCTTTTGTCACCATTCCTTTTTTATAAATCAATTCCTCAATGTATAGGTCTTTATCCAACTTACTAACTGCTATCAATGTTGTTGGGTCTACACTAAATCCATAATCCATACCGAAAGCAACAAACTCTGCATTCTCGGGCACTTCATCTATTATATTGATACTAAAGATTGTTCCTACATTATTGCCAGGCAAACCCATACCATATATCTTATAGTATTCAGGATTGATTTCTTTTAACCTTTGTATTTCCTCTATTAACTGCTTTTCTAAAAATGGATTATCCCTAAAAGTTGAGATATATAAATCTGCTTCAGGGTGTGTTTGTATTTCGTTAAAGATATAATGGTTAGTTCCAAAGCTAGGGTTGTATGCAATAATAGTTTTCTTTCTCGTTCTAATAAACAACTGAAAGTAATCTTCTTGTGATAATTCATTACACTCATCTACAAAAAGATAATCTCTTGCACTACCTTTTCTCTTTTCCGAACTATCAATACTCATAAACTCTACAATTGAACCATTATCAAAAGTATAGATGTGCTCTGTTGCTGACCATTGTTCATCACTCCATATACCCAAATCTTTTAATATCATTATCCAATCTCTCATAATGGATACTCTCATTGATGGGAATGATTTACGGACAATTGAAATGATTGTGTTTGCTTCTGTTAAGGCTCTTACTAATAACCATTGAAGTGTAGAGTGTGATTTGCCTGATCTCGTTCCACCTTGCAGTATACAAATCCTTCTGCTCTTTTCTAAATCCCTATAAGTTTTGGATGTGTTGATGTTCAATTCCATCTGATATGTTTACACTTATTTGTTTTATATTCTGGTCTATTTGTGCTCTCATATCTATCTGTGCTTTTTTAGGAACAATGTATTCTAATAACCTCAAATAGATTTCCGCTGCTTTTGCTGGGTTCTGCTTTCTTATTCTATCCATATCCTCTCTAATCGCATCTAAACCTTGATTTGCTAATCTTGCTATTGCTAATTTAGCTTGCTCTGTTGAACGATTGAGTGATGATGGTGGTCTACCCTTACTTAATTTATTTCCTGGTTGAAACGGCATCTTTATTATGTTTTCTATGGTATTTTAACACCGAATAATTATTTTGTATTTGATATTCTTTCTTTCCATTCTTTTATTAGTGGTTTTACAAATATCATTTTAGGTTGGCTTTCTGTGATAATCATTTTTTGTCCTACACCATTCTCGTCCTTTGGCCCATATTTCTTTATTGCTGCTTCCATATCTGTTTGTGCTAATCTTGCTCTTACATTATCTCCAACTAACCAATGTTTCATAGGTGCTTTTCGGATACTAATTCCACTTGTATTTCCTACATGTGTCCAGTTGTCTGCAAGATATACTGCACCTCTACGATTTTCATTTCCTAATAC